CAATGCCAATCGCAAGCATTTTCTTGAGCCTATGCGTGATATGGGTATCACTATGGATATCATTCCTGGTAACCATGATGTCTTTTATAAGAACACCAATGAACTATGTTCCCTTAAAGAACTTCTTGGATACTTTACTAGTAATGTGAATATTATTATGGAGCCTAAGGTCATAGACTATGACGGCCTAGGTGTTGCAGTTATTCCTTGGATCAATAATGCTAACTATCAAGAGTATGTTGACTTTGCTATGTCATGTAAGGCGCCCATTTTAGGAGCTCACTTAGAACTAAAAGGCTTTGACCTTATGGCAGGTATGCCTAATCCACACGGAATGAGTGCAGATATATTCTCGCGGTTTGAAACAGTGGTATCAGGTCACTTTCACACTAGATCAAGTCAGGGTAATGTTACATACTTGGGTTCACAGATGGAATTCACCTGGGCTGATGTAGATGATCCTAAGTATTTCCATGTATTAGATACTGAAACTAGAGAGTTTACTCCAGTCCGTAATCCTATTACTATGTTTAAGAAGGTCATTTATGACGATACTAAGACCGATTATAACACAGTTGATGTGTCAGAATATGCTCAGAAATTTATTAAACTCATTGTTATAAATAAAAATGACTTATATATGTTTGACAAATTTGTGGATAGACTACAGTCAATTGAAACATACGAGCTCAAGATTGCAGAATCCTTTGATGAGTATATTGGTGAGAATGTAGACGATGATGCTATCTCCCTAGAGGATACCACCGAGCTACTTGACTCATATGTCGAAGCAGTTGATACTGAACTTGATAAAGAACATATCAAAGTCGAATTGAGAAAACTATATACTGAAGCACAAAACCTAGAGGTAGTATGATACATTTTAAATCATGTAAGTGGAAGAACTTTCTATCCACCGGCGACGAATTCATTGAAGTAAAACTAGACAAATCACCCACCACACTTATTGTAGGCCAGAATGGAGCCGGTAAATCTACATTGCTAGATGCTATCTCTTTTGGCCTCTTTGGTAAACCCCACAGAGATATAGGCAAATACCAGCTCATTAATTCTATTAACCAAAAGAAAGCATTGGTTGAAGTAGAGTTTGAAATCGGTAATGCTGAATTTAAGATTGTTCGTGGTATCAAACCCAACAAGTTTGAAATCTGGCAGAATGGAAACATGATCAATCAAGCATCTAATGCTAGGGACTTTCAGAAATTCTTGGAGACAAACATCTTAAAGATGAACCATAAGTCATTCCACCAGATTGTGGTCTTAGGCAGTAGTTCCTTTATACCATTCATGCAGTTACCAGCATGGAGCCGTAGAGCAGTCATTGAAGACTTGTTGGATATCCAGATATTCTCTAAGATGAATGGATTGCTAAAAGAAAGAAACTCCAAGATCAAAGATGAGCTTAGTGATATATCACACCAGATTGAGTTATATAAGACCAAGATGGATTCGCAAACTAAGTACATTAATGACTTGCAATCTATTAATAAGGATATGATAGAACAGAAGAGAGTATCTATTGAGAATCATAAGTCTGAAATCACAGAACTCTTTGAAGATTCTAAGTCAGTAGGAAAGAACCTAACAGCTTTAATGTCCGAAGAAGAAAAGGCTCATGGAACATTTCTGGACAGAATGACGGACATCAAGACTGCACAAGCTCAGAATAACACTAAGATAAAGGCACTAGTCAAGGATGCTAGATTCTTTGAGGACAATGATTCATGCCCGACTTGTGAACAAGAAATTGATATTGATATCAAGACAGCCAAACTTAGTGGTATTAAGAAAGATGCTGCTGATGTGCAATCCGATATCGAGTATATCCAAAAAGAAGTATCCACTGCAGAAAAAGAAGGCCAAGAGATTAAGAACAAACTCAATGAGCTAAGACAGAGACAGCAACGTATCAATTCTAATAATGATAAGATTTCTGTTATTCAAAGAGAGGTAGATAAAGTCCAGAAAGAGATTAACGGCCTGTCCGGCCAGTCTGGAGACCTTAAGGGTGCAAAGACCGAACTGAATACTCTTTGGGAATCTAAAGAATCTGCCACGGAAAAGAAGCTAGAGTATGTAGAAGAACGAACCTATAACGAAGTCATTGGTGAGATGCTAAAGGATACCGGCATTAAGACTAAAGTCATTAAGCAATACTTACCAGTAATGAATAGGCTAATCAATAACTACCTTCAGGTTCTGGACTTCTTTGTTGCCTTCCATCTGGATGAAAACTTTAATGAGACAATTAGGTCACGTCATCGTGATTCATTCAACTATGCATCATTCTCCGAAGGCGAGAAACAACGTATTGACTTGTCATTGCTATTCACTTGGAGACAGATAGCTAAGATGAAGAATTCAGCCAGTACTAACCTACTGATTCTGGATGAAACATTTGATTCCAGTTTGGATGTGGATGGGGTGGAGAACCTTACCAAGATTCTAAGCACACTGGATGATGATTCCAATGTGTTTATCATATCTCATAAGGGTGATATGCTAGAGAACAAGTTCCGTAGCAAGATCGAGTTCTTCAAGCACAAGAACTTCAGCAAGATCCGATGATATATCATTTAGTTATATACTTATACTAAAATGTTCTAAAAAAAGTAAACTAATTTACGCAAAAGTGTTTACAGACCCCTATTTATGTGATATAATATACACATATAAAAGATAAGGAGTTTATATGAACAAATCACTATTACCAAAACTACTCGCTAAAGAGAACGTTACCATTCAACATGGCAACTTTAAGACTGCATGGTTTGATATCAAGAATCGTGTTCTGGGTCTACCTCTATGGGAAGAAATGGATAAAGACGTTTATGACTTATTCGTAGGTCATGAAGTTGGTCACGCATTAGAAACTCCCTTTGAAGGATGGCACGACAGCCCAGAGAAATTAAAGGGATGTCCTAGGTCTTATATCAATGTGGTAGAAGATGCCAGAATTGAGAGAAAGATTCAAACTAGATACCCTGGTTTAGTCGGCGCGTTCAACAGAGGCTATGACCAACTACTCAAGAAAGAGTTCTTCGGAGACCTTACAGATATTGACTGGGATCAAGTAAAACTGATCGACAAAATCAATCTTAAAACCAAACTTGGTACTAAACTTGAAGTACCATTTAATATTGAAGAAAACGAGTTCTTAACTCGATCATTAGAAACGAAAACCTTTGATGAAGTCCTTATCTTAGTCAGAGACATCTTGGCCTGGACTAATGAGAACCAAGAAGAGTTGATGCAGAAACCAGAGCCACAGGAAGTCCCAGAGACTCAAGAAGCTCAAAACCCAAACGAAGATCCAACGGATAACATGGGTCATGATGATATGCCAAGTGACGAGGAGAAAGACGAAGAAGGAAACACAGAAGACTCTCCTAGTGCAGAAGGAAACACTGAAGACTCTCCTAAAGAAGAAGAAGAGATTACAGTTGCTCCAGTTGAACCAGTTCACAGTGAACTAACAGATGAATCCGTTACTGATACTATCTTTAGGGAAATGGAAAAGACCCTAACCATGGGCGATGATGAAAAACAACCTGCTTTTATTGGCGATGTTAATAAGTCTGCTATAGAAACAGTAGTCATTAATTACAAAAGATTAAAGGCTGAAAGGCTAAAACATAGCGAGAACTATCCTTCACATTATGCAGAACTAGAACCATTTAAAGAAGACGAATTCAAACAGTACGTAAAGGGTGTAAAGAAAAATATCCAAGTTGCTGTAAAAGAATTTGAAATGAGAAAGGCCGCTTATCAGAACACTAGGGCTACTACAGCTAAGACCGGAACAATTGATGTAAACAAACTTTGGTCTTATAAGACAAACGAAGACATCTTCTTACAGTCCACTAAGTTAGCCAATGCTAAGAATCACGGCATGATGCTTCTCATTGACATGTCCGGTTCAATGTCTAGCTCTATGGGCCAAGTCATGGAACAGGTGATGCACTTAGTGATGTTCTGTAAAGCTACAAACATACCATTTGATGTTTATGGGTTTACTTCTACCAATCCAGATATTGACTATGCATTTCAGAAAGCCAACCCAGGTGTTTGCGACCTAGATAATTTATCAATGCCACATATATGTTCATCAACTTTCAGTAAAGCAGACTTTAATGATTCACTAGAACACATTTACAAAAGACTAACTGTAAGGGGCTGGAACCACGACCTATGTAGATATGAGGAATGGGGCTCAACTCCATTAAATCAAGCTCTTATGGTATCCACTCACCTTGTTAAGAAATTCAAGGCAAAGCATGGGATCGAGAAGATGAACTTCATCACATTTACTGATGGTGATGCTAACAGAATTTCAACATACAGCGACTGGAGTAATGATAACCTATTCAGACCCGATAGAAACAGTACCGTTCTTAATGTTGATGGTGCTATGATTACTGCAAAGGTTGGATCCAGAAGTGTTACTTCGGCTCTCTTAACTAATATGCAGAAAAAATATGGAGTTAATACTATCGGATTCTTTATGGCTGATTCTTCAAGTGATTGGAGACAGAGATTGTGGATTATGGCTGATGAACTAAATGTCTACAGCGAAGAGTACAAGAACAATGCTAATAAAGAATACAGATCCAACAAGTGTGTCCATGAACAGAATGTTCTAGGCTACAAGGAATACTACTTAGTGAAAGGCGGCAGTAACCTCTCAGCGTCAGAAGACGACTTTGAAGTTAAAGAAGACGCATCAAATGCCAACATCAGAACTGCATTTAAGAAGTTTGCAAAGAGTAAGAAACAGAACAAAGTCCTACTAACCAAGTTTGGTAAGGCAGTTGCTTAGTTATAAGGGAGTATATGCATATAACAAAATGTTCTAAAGAAAGTGAAAATAAATGAAGAAATGTGTTGACAAACTACCTAAACCGTAGTATAATATACACATATAAGAAAATATGATAAGGAAAAATATTATGAATCAAGTGAAAATATCCACGCAAAACATCGTGAAGAAACTAATAACAACATATCCCGACCAGACTCAGTTCAGAAAGAACGTCATCGTGGATACAGCCAAGTCTATGGGTTATAGAGGCCCAGACTTCTACGCTCTCATTGAAGGAGAGAATAGAGTTAAGGTTGGCACATACGACCTAACATCCGTAATCGAAACGGTTAAACCCCAAATGAGTACGGAAGTAATTAACACAATGGATCCTACTCCAAATATTGCTAAGATGCAGTCAATCGTAAATGAAGAAAAATCATTTGCTAAGATTGACCCAACCTTTGTCCCATGGGGTGCTTATTCAGATGTTGTTAAAATTATCAAATCCGAGATGTTCTACCCAGTTTATATATCTGGGCTATCCGGAAACGGTAAGACCTTTATGGTCGAACAAGCTGCGGCCAAACTCGGAAGAGAGTTTATTAGGGTGCAGATTAACCCAGAAACTGACGAGGATGATTTACTTGGTGGATTTAGACTTATTAATGGCGAGACTGTCTTTTCAAAAGGGCCGGTACTCAAGGCTATGGAAAACGGGGCTATCTTACTTCTCGATGAAATTGATAGAGCTACAAATAAAATTATGTGTCTTCAAGGTATACTTGAAGGTAAACCTGTTCTTGTTAAGAAAACGGGTGAAACAATCACTCCTGCATCTGGCTTCAATGTTATAGCTACGGCAAACACTAAAGGCAAGGGTTCGGAAGATGGTAGATTCACAGCCGCATCCATCATTGATGATGCTTTCTTGGAAAGATTTACCGTTGCAGTTGACCAACAGTTTCCTTCGGTTTCTGTTGAGAAGAAGATTGTAATAAATCACATGAAGAAATTTGAGATTATGGACGACGAGTTTGCCGGTAACCTAGTTGCTTGGGCAGATATCATTAGAAAGACATTCTATGATGATGGTGTTGATGAAGTGATATCAACTCGTAGGTTGTGCCACATCGTGCAGACCTTCTCTATCTTTACAGATAAGATGAAGTCCATCGACCTTTGTATTGCAAGGTTTGATGAAGACACTAAACTGGCTTTCTTGGATCTCTACACTAAGGTTGACCAAGGTGTAACTTTTGCAGCTGAAGGGGAATGGGCCCATAACCCTTATGAACCTACAACAGAGGAAAACAATGAACCAAGTTTCTAAACCAAATTACAAATTTAATGAAGGAGCTCTTATTGAAGAGCTCCAACAATATATAGATTCTACCTACGGACAACATTATGGACAAGGGGGATTACAATCTTCCGAAGTCATTATTGATCGCGGCCATGGTATGGGTTTCTTTCTAGG